TTGAAGTGTGCATATTGCGCTACACGCACACTTCTTATTGACTATAGTTATATTCAATTTCAACTATTTGTCAACACTTTTTTCTTTCGGCACTTCAATTACATTCATATTCATGCTGAAAGACCTGCGTTCACCTTTCGTGTAGAAAGGATATACGCAGTGAAACAGTTGTGCAGGAAAAACATAGAAGTCACCAACTCTTGGTTTAATTAAGAAATTAGTGCTTGTATAACCAGCAGCCGTTCCATAGGCAAACTGTATATGCCCATGAGAAGGATGATGGTCTTTATAATCTTCTTCCCACTCTTTTTCTATTCCCTCTGGAAGTTTTAGATATCCAACACAAGATAGTCTACCACCTGTGTGAATATGTAAAGGGTTATACTCATTTTCAAATTGCCTTACAAACCAACCTGAAGCAATTTGAATACCATAGTTAAAGTTTTCAAAGTCCAAACCTTTATTACCAAAATGGTTTCTGTGGTCTGTATATGCTTGATACTGTAATACAAATTTACCTAATTCTTTTTGTACTTCTGTTACAGTATCTTCATCAAAGTGTAATTCCTCTGAAACTTTACCAACTAAATTATCTGAGTAATCTTCTAACTTATCAGTCATTCTACTGTTAAGTTTATTAACAAACTCATCAGGCATTTTAAAGTAACCCATTGTAGGTCCAAATGGAGCGAGAAACTCCATTTCACTTTTTGGCTCATATATAATACTCATCGGGCAGAACCACTAATATCATATATAAACTTGCCACTACGAATAGCTTCCATTATCTCATCGGAGTGCTTTTCATATTCTTGTGGTGACATCGCCTGAACTTGAGACTCTTTTAAATAAGTGGAAGATTCTTCTGTCTGAGGTGCGCTTCTTGAGCCTTTACCAGACACAGCTTCAGCCGCACCTTTAGTCTTCTTAGCTTTCTTTTCACTTTTTATTCCCTTATCAGCTTTATACAAGTCAATTGCTCTAGCAGCAGACCTTGCATCATTATCATTTTCATACAATGCATCCTGTACCCATTTAGGCTGTTCATCAGCCCACATATGAAAATCATCGCTATCACGAATTTCATTAAAGTCAGGGTGTAGTCGCATTAACTCAGCTTCAGCTTTTTCTTTAGTAGCAGATATCTGCATATCATCAATTGCTTTCATACGCTGTTCAAGAGCAGCGTTTTGCTCTTTAGCTTTTTTTATAGCAATTGTTTCAACAATTTTTGCTACATCAGGATATTCTTCTGCCCACTGTTCAATGTCTTCATCAGACTTGGGTAACTTCATTTCCTTTTGTGCAGCAACAGAAAGCTGAGTTTTTAAACTTTCTATTTCTTTTTTTAACTCTTCTGCTTGCTTTTGTTGATGCCTACGCAAGTCAGAATAACGCTTTTTAAATGTTTTTTCTTCTGCGCCTGTAGGTTCAGCCTCTTTTTCCTCTGGCTCTTCTGCTTCACCTTTTTGTTCTTTAAGCAGTTGCTCCAGTTCCTCTTCTTCTTTTTTAATCCGTTCCTCTTGCGAGTACGGTTTACTTACAAAAGCAACCTTTTTTTCTGGTTGCATCTCTTCTGCCATAATAGCTTGTTCAGCCATTTCTTTCTCCTTTGGGGCTAACCGTAGCCAGTGTTGGGGGGTTAGGTAGCCATTGAGTTATCTAGGATATTAACGTGTTCCTAGTCCACGTTTTCTAGGTCTAGTTGTTGTTTTAATAGCAGATAAGTCTGCAATCCTTGATATTTCAGGACCAAGAACTTTACCTAAAACTCTTAATTCTTCTGTGCCTACCATGCTACCAATAATATCTTTTTCATCATTAGATAGATTATTGTAGCGGTCTACCATTTCTTGTTTTAATTCTTCAACTGTTTCAGCCATTTTTAATTCTTCCTGCTACATATACAATAGGATGGATAATTTTACACCAAATATTACCAACTAAACTGTCTTTAGCACGGCCTTTAGTCATTACATATTTAAGATGTTTTGTACGTTCTTTTGCTAAGTATGCACCAAGTTGGGTAAGCATATTACTATTTTTCATACCACGTACATATGGTTTGAATAACCAATGATACCCTATTTCATGTGCTGTTGTCAAGTGTTTCTTTTGATATACATCCCAAATTTTCATTGCCTTTGCCCAATCATCTAATTGAGTTTGACGATACATTTCAGTACAAACAATAGACTTTTCACTGCCGCCACTGTCACTTTCATTAATTAATGAACGTACAGTAACTACATTACCTGAAGAACTTCGTACAGCACTACCACTACTACTTGTTACAGCACTAGCATTTGGATTACCTGTTTGTCTTCGTGCTTCATTATCAGCATCTGTTTTATTTACAGCCGCAGACCTAGCTGCAGCAGGACTATACCCAGAGTCTTCGTATCTTTGTTGGTGTCCAGATATAGTTGATTCACGTTTTGCTGATTGTGCTTCAACACGAGATGATGCACGTTCAAATCTTTCAGTCTCTGCATCTGCACTTCTTCTTTGTGCCGCTTCTACACGACTACTTTCATCTCTTTTAGCAGCAGGAGTGCTAAACTCTGTTGGGTCTGAAGGTGTTCTATCTCTTTCTCTAATAGGTGTACTATCTCTTTCAAACTGTTCTAAGTCTCTTGTAGTATCTGTTTTGGTTGGAGAGGCAGCAAATTCATCAGTAGCTATGGCCCCTCTTGTAGGAGAACGGGTAGTTGTAGTGGCAAAATCAGCCGGTATTGTTGTACGGCCTTTTATTTCACTAGTAATTTCTGGTGTGTCATCAATTCCTTCAGGTCCAAATATACCCCGTTCCTGACGTTCAATTTCAGCAGCTTTTGCAGCAGTTTGACCTTCTTTTGTTACTTGCGCTGTTTCTACTTTTGTTGTATCTAAATCATCTAATAGCTGTTGAATACTTTCTTCACCTTTAATTGTTTTTAAACCTGCTTGACTTGCAGGAGATACTCCCATTTCTCCTGCTGCTTTTGATATATCATCTTTCTTACCTATAATAGAACCTGCTATAGTTCCAAGTATACCACCTTTAGAACCTACTTTTTCTCCTGTAATAGGGTCAAAGCTATTGCCCTCTCCATCAGCAATTGTTCCATCTACAAGAACAGTTCCTTTATTTGGATTACCAGCAAGTAAACCAGCACCGGGTACAAAAGGAATAAGTGCTTCAATTCCACTTTGTTTATTTGTATATCCAAGTTTTTCTGCGGCATCCATGCGTTTATTTACAGTATTCTTATATTCTTGTTCTGCTTTTTGTTGCTCAATAGATGGCCCACTATCTTCTTGTTGTTGAATAGGTGCTTGAGTTGTTGTTGTAGGCGTTGTTGGAGCAGTAGCATCTGCAGTAGGTTTAGTTGCTGTAAAACCTGTAGGAACAGGTATCAAGGGATTACCATTACTGTCTACAGGAATTTGTATAGTTCGTCCATCAGCATGATAATAAGTTACAGTTTGTGGCATACCAAATGTAGGTGTGGGTTGTGTAGGCATGACTGGAACAGCTTGCTGTTTAGGGGCTGTATAAGTAGGTAAAGTAGGAGCAGGTGTTACAGGTGGTTGCACTGTTGGTATGGTAGGCACACCGGGTTGAGGTGCAAATTGAGAGGGAACAAAACCTACATTTGGTGGTGGTACAAGCCCACCAACCTGAAACTCCATACCGTCATCTTCTAACTCTAAATCATCCATGCTAAATGGAACATTATCAGATAAGGTAGCCTCTTCTGAATTGCCCATTTGACCCATAGCTTCCATTTTAGCTAGACCTGCTTTAGCCTCGTCACGCAACTCCATAATTTTTTCTAAGCCATGATATCGCACTACATCTGCAGGAAGAACAAACTCACCTTCACTTAACTGTGCAGGAATGTCATCACGTACTTCTTCTTGTGTAGAACCTACAGGAACATCATTGCCTGATATAGGGTCTGTTGTGCCACCCTCATCTTTGAGACCACCGTCCTCAAACATTTCCATTTGTTCTTTAAGAGCCATTTACTTCATCCCTTAGATATTTAAGTTTGCGTAAAGCTGTGATAGCACCCTGCTGACGGTGCATCATTATTATATCATCAGATTGCTCCAACACCTTTTGATGCTGCTCAATAGCTATATCAATGTAACTACTGAATGCTTCCCACTGGCGGTTGTTGCTCACCAGTGGCTTGAGGCGGCTGAGTACCTGTTCCTTGTTGTACATTTCCACTAAATCCTTGTTCACCCGGAACTGGTGCTTGACCTGTTCCTATTGTTCCACCACCTGCACCTGTTGGGTCAAGTGGCGCACCTGTTGCTTGGCCTTGCTGTTGCCCTTGTTCTTGTTGTTGTTCTGGGGGTGCTTGGAATTGTTTAATTAACTCTGCTTGTAGCGCAGCTTCACTCATGTTATTAGTTACTTTATCTGGGTCAAGGTCCATTGACTTAGCAATTTCACTAATTACATATTGGAACTTAGCAAACGGTGCAAGAGAAGGATTACTTGCAATCTGCAAGAACTGCATTAGTCTTTGACTGCGTACTTCATTAGCCATTAGACTTTCTGTACCACGTGCTTTGACTTCTAAGTCACCTTTTATTTCAGGGTCAAAGTCAAACTGCATATTAAATCTAAAGAACCCTTCTCCCAAAGGACGCAATAGATAATCATCTACATTTTTAATAACAGTTTTAACACTACCACTAGCAGCGTTCATTAACATTGATATGCCAGATGCAGTTCTACCCACACCTGTTATACCTGTTTGACCATGTGCAAATGATGGCATACCTGTTGACTCATCTGCAAGTTGTCGTGCCTTATCAAACAACATCATATTTTCTGATGACACGTTAGGAAACTTAGTTCCAAATATTGCTTGACCCGGTGCGCCACCCTGTCTACGAAATACTTTGCCCGGATATAATGTTAAGTCTTGACCCGGCACTAGATTTGTTTCGTCAACTTCAATAAGCATATTTCCTGATAAAACAGCATTGTCTACAGCCATACGCATAAAACCATTCATTAGTGTTTGCGTATCGTCCATATTTTCTGCTATACCAACACCAAAGAATGAATATGGATTTAACTCAAACGGTGCAGCAGCATATGGTATCTTAGCTGGTTTAAATGGATTAAGCACCATGCGAATAAGTTTATTATTACATACCCACACATTTGCCTGTAGTTCATCAAAGTCTTTTAATTCATCTGGTATTTCTACATTTTGGTCTTCTAGTATATCGGTATCAACCATGCCCCAATATTCAAGAACCTCAAAACGGTCTACACCATGTTCTGGTGCATAGTCAGATAAATCATCTTCCCAATATTTTTTAGTATAGTTTTCACCAAAAGATATTACTTCATCTATCACTTGGCTTCTAAAGTATGGACGCTTTTTAAGCTGGCGTAGCTGTGAACGAGACATTTTATGTCGTTCAATAACAAACTGTGCCTCATCCATATTATTTGCATCTGGGTCTGGATAAAAGTTCCAAACAGAAACATGGTCTACTTGAGGAACTGTTTTAAACAGAGGGTCATACTCACCATCATCACCCCAGTTTGGGTACTCTTTATCTTTAGCAAATGGACCTTTCATAATACCTGTGCCAAATAAAGCCATTTCAAAAGAACTGCTTCGTAAGTTTTTATTTGCGCCAGACTCTTCTAACTGGTCATGTATTTTTTTCTGCATCTTTTTAGCAGCAATCATTGCCGGGCTAAATTCAATTGCAGTTGGCGTTTTACCCGGCCCTTCTTTTAATTTATCCTGTACAGGTTCTAATTTATTTTCGAGGACACCAAGTTTCTCAGACAAACTTTTAGCTGTTGCACCCGGTGGCAAATCATTTCCATCTCCGCTAAAACCATACGGACTTGTAAGCGCAGTAGACGCTTGCATCTGTTGCGGTTCTTTTGGGTCAAAGTGTACATCAGCAACTACTCCTTCAGGTAGTGTTGTAGGCTCAATAGAAAGAGGAAACTTATTATTAGCAAATAGAACATCAACGATTTGACCATAAGCAGCAAGCGTTTTAGTTTTAGTAACTTTAATAAATATGCGAGATTTTTCTGCTTCAGTAAACTGAACATCTGGACCGTACAATCCTCTATAGTTTCTATATGCTCGTAACCAACGCTCTTCATCTTGATAACGATAATCTTCAGCACGGCTATAGCGTTCCATTATAAAAGGGATTATATTAGATACACCAGCATCAAATTCTACAGAATCATCTGTATCTTCTAATGCAATAGCATCATCTTCAATCATAATTTCATCTTCAGCCATATTTTATTCCTTAGTATCCAAAGGTAGCATCTGCAACTTGCATACCGCCACCGGGCCTACCCATAGGGTCATAATCAAATATACTAAACCTTGGTCGTGACATTATACCATATCTTAACGCATCGTACAAGTGGTCTTCTGCTTTCGTGTCCACATCTTCTGGATTCTTTTTATCCAAAGGTATGGACGGTAGTTGGGAGATGATGTTTGTGCAACTATTAAAGAAAACAAGTCTAGGTTCCTCTGTAAATTCATCTACCTGTAAACGTCTGTGTATTTCGTTTTTACCTGCTACACGACTACCACGGCTTCGGTCTGATGGTCTCCACCTGCAGCCTCTACTTATCATTTGCTCCGCAAGAGAAGGGCCAGTATCACCACGCTTGTGCCAAAGAGAACTGTCCAAAACACCGTACTTAATATTACCATCTTCAGCTTCCAACTCTAATATCATATCAGCCAAGTCAGTAGCTAAGACTTTTGACACATACAATTCCCTGTACACAATGATTTGCTCAGACGGTGCGACAGCGCACCATACAACACCACTGTAAGAACCATAGCCGTAATCACATGCTCTAAACTTAACCCAATTGTTAGGAATATTAAAAGGTTCAATAACATGAATATCACGGTCAAACTCTGTGAACGCAGCACCTTCTTTAATATCCCAATCACCGTCCAAGAGTTGTCTGCGCTGTTGCTCTGGGAGCGACAAGAGCATAGCTTCGTAGTCACCTGTTTCAGAAAGATACGGGTTGTCAGATAGTCTAGCAGGAATGAACCTACGTTTAAATAATGGCTTCCCAGCTTTGCTATGCCCTGCTGGATATCTGAGAATTTCATGTGTTTCAATATCTGTCGCATCGTAAGCCTTGTTATAAGGTGCTGGGTCAATAAACATTTTCTTTACCCAGTGATGACCTCTTCCACCGGGGTTTGTAGTTGCCCTCATAAAGATAGGCAAATCAGGGGCAGTGGACCGTAGACGACTTCGCATGTAATTCCATGCATATGGGTTTCCCCATTGGGTCAGTTCGTCAAAGCCTATCCAGCTAAAAGCTAGACCCTGATAACGCAGGACATCTTCATCTCTGTCAAGGTACGACATCCACAACCTCGCACCAGATGGCGCAGTCCACTGCATCTTTCTTTCTGACCACTTTATTCCGGGCCAGATTTTTGGATAGAGTTCCTGTGATTTAAATATTAGTTCACGTAACTCTTCCGTAGTGTGTCGGAGCAGCAGACCACTAAACTGTGGATGCCCCATGTAACGAAGTGGGTCTGCAAGCATGGCATATGATTTACCACCACCTGCTGAACCACCGTAAAGAACCTCACGTTCACTTGCTGCAAGAAAGTCTGTTTGTGGGCCGGGGTTAGGTTTGAATAATACATTAGCATGTTCTTCAACTGCTTCTGTTTCGTATTCAATATCCTGTATATTAACCTGCGGCTTTTGCGCCTGTTCTTGCTTCTTCAATTTCTTGCGCTTTGGCGATTGCCTTTTCCGCATACTCTGCCCACTTGCGGAGGCTTTTAGCTTGGTTCTTACGCTGTCGCTCATGTTGTAACCGCTTTCTTAATCCTACATGCGATATGTATCTACCGCTATTTGTACTAAGCCAGTTAGCTACCTCACGATAGCTGTATTGATTTGTATACGCTCTGGCCTTTTCAAGCAAATCCAACTCAGTTGGAATGGGGTCAAGAATGTCGGGGTCTTCTTCGTTTTGCTTGTAACCAAATGGTACAGTACGTGCAATACGTGGTATCTGTACCCATTCGTTCTCATCTTTAATATCTGTTGGCTGTGGAAGTTTCCACTGCCCTGCACTTCTAGTCATTTGTTTTTGCGGTTGTCAGTGCTAGATAGAACCATGCCGCCTTTACGGTAGTCAAGAGAAATAGCCTTCATTTCTTTCTTTGTCATACCTTTATATACCTTACCTTCAGCACCCCTTTTTACAGCTAAATTTTCTTTACCTGCAGAAGTTTTAACACTGCGAGTTGAAGGTTTGTTTTTTGTGCCAGCAACATATTCTTCAAAAAAAGTTTGTCTACGTAATGGCACATTTATTTTTTGAGATTTTGAAATTTTATTAAGGTCTTTAATTTGAGGATTTTCTTTTTTCAAAGACTTTAATGTAACCCCTAAAGAATTAGCGATGTCACTTAATGTGCTACTTTTTTCTCCAAATTGACCTGCTACTACCTTAAAAGTAGCGTCCTCTGTTTTTTGTTTCGCTTTTCTTTTTTGCTCAATTAATTGTTTTTCATAATCCGTTAAAGGATTATCTTTAGTGCCTTTTGTGCGAGGCTTAAAAGAACCTCTAAATAGTTTATTTCCCATTAGTCATCTTCCTCTACAATAGCTTTGGCTGGCATAAGCATCACACCACCTGCGGCCTCCACTTGTACTTTCTCTGTTTTAATCAAACCTGTACGGTCAAGCAACTCTTTAGCTGCTGACATCTTATCACGAATACCAAGTTCAGTTGGGTCATACAGAGCGTGTGTCATAGCTATTGCAGCTTTAGGTGCATTACGTGCCATGTACATCTGCGTTGCTTCCAGTATCTCTTCCTTGAGACCTTTTACAATTGCAGTTGTAGCAGTAGTTTCTGAATACCCTGCCAGTTTCTTAGCGGCAACTACGTCACCGCCAGCCTCTTCAAAGAGGACTTCCAGAAACTTCTGTTGTCTTTCGTTTAGTTCTCTAGCCATTATTTTAATTCTCCGTGGTGCATAGCATGTGCTAACTTATGGCTGCGTCCTTTTACTTGAGCAGCCCAACGGCTATCTAACATCTCCCGTGATGCGGTAGGAAAGTCTCCCTCATGCACAGCAGCCCACATTTTTTTAAACTTACGTAGTCTTGGTACACCCATATTAAATGCCATGTCCACCAGTACAAGTTGACGTACAGAGTCTAAATCTGCCACACAAGGGTGCGCTTTAAGCAGTTCTTCCTCAACTATCTGTACGTCATTCTCTAATAGATATGCAGCGTCAGCCTCAGTAATACCATGCTCATACACTGCTTCTATGTTTGGAAAATCCAAAGCGTCAAGTTCTTCTTTGGTAATGCCTCTGTCTTCAAGATTTCTGCCTACACCAATTGTGTCAATGCCCAATGTATCCTGATAAACTTCAAGACGCAAACCTTCACTCTGAACAAGTTGTTTAATTAAATGTGTGCGAATGTATTTCATCTACTTGCCTTTTGATTCTCTGCCTAGATAAATGCCATAGACACCTGTCATAACACCCATAATAACAGAAACAAATGCAGACTGTTGTGTTGTTGGGTCTTCTAAATTCATAAACCATTCTGCACAACGCCACGACATTGCAACAGAGGCAATCATAGTCAGCTTGGCTGTAACATTAAATTGCAGCCACCGTTTCCACCAATCAATCATTATTTTTTACCAAAGAATTTTGTAGCTGAACGAACGCCAAAAGAAGCGGCAACGATAACTCCAAGTGAGTACTGATACCATTCAGGCATTGAGTTGAGTTGTGCGAAACCATTTGCAACCACCTCTTCCATTCCGGGGATGAAAGCTAATATAAGGGGTATAGAAAATAAAATTGTCAGCCATTCGTCTTTCCAACTTGTAGACGAAGACTTAGCCATTTCAATATCCCAATCAATTTCGCCAGTGGCTTTCTTCTCCATGATAGCCGCTTCAGCTTTAGCCTTTGCGACATTAGCATTTGCTTTTGCCTTTGTTTGCTCAACTTTGCCATCCATCCAACTCCCTGCTATACTAGCTATCGGACCTATCAGTGCTGTTAACATTACGTGCCTCTTCTAAACTTGGCTGTTTTCTTTGATATCGCTTTAGGCTGTCTGACGAACTGCTTACCAGCACGAGTTCCTTTTCTTTTAGCAGCGGTTGTTGCTGCGTACTCTTGCGGAGATAACGCTTTGATAGCTGCTGTCGGTAAATACCGTTCACCAGTTTTACTGGACGGTTTGCCACTCTTAGTTCTCCACTTCTGTTTGCCCCAATCCTTTAAACTTTTTTGTGGTCCTTTAAGTGTCATTACATGCCCTTCAAATAAAATGCCCAAGCAACTAGTGCAGCTAACCCAAACAATCCTACTATACACAGTACAGCTACAGTACCTATTTCAATCCAGTTTTGTATCTTTCGTCTACGTGCTTCTGCTGCAGCTTGTCTATCTTTACGTGCCTGTGCTTGAAACTTTATCCAGTCAAACCAAAGTCCGGGTCTGCCTGTGTATATCATAAGCTGCTTCAGTTCTTCTTCCTGCTGCTTTAGCTTTTCAAGATGCATAAACTCTTCTAAGTCTGCACCACCTACACCCCGTCTTTTCTTTTCACCTTTTCTGCGTAGGTCTTCTGTAGCATTTACATATTTACCTACTTGTGAAGCAACATCAGCAATCTCACGTCCATTTTTGATAGCCATCTTGATTGCTGCAAATGCTGCATTGGCTGCGGCTATCTCTGCTAACATTTGCTACTCCACAATCTTTACGATGTAATTTTTTCCATCTGGACCTTTACTAATTTCAACTACTCGTGACTCACATGCATATCGCACATTGCCTGTATCTTTGTACAAGTTTCTTTCTATCGTGCGCTTTGCCTTTAAACACTTTGACAGCTTTTGGTATGCTGTGTGTTCAGCTACATCTCCTGCAAGATAGAGTATTAGTGTCATAACCTCGTTAATCATGTTTTCCGTTTCTCATCTTTTCAAGTCGGGCTTCTATAGCACTAATACGTTTCTCATAGAACTCCAGTGTTAGTTTCTGTTGCTGGTCATGTGGCGCACGACCTTCATCTATTTGTGTGGCTAGTTCATCTAACTGGTCAGAAAGATGCTCAATCAACATGAACTGTTCGCTGTCGGCAGGTAGACTGCCCATCTCACCACGAGGCCACTTAATGCGAAACTCAGTATTCTGTTCTAAGTCAGACTCCATCATTGTGATGTTAGTCTCTATTTGATTAAGACGCTCTATAATACCAAAGTATGCCCACGTTGCTAATGATGCTGCAGCAACCATGCTGATAATGTTGCGAAGCGGTAGCGCAACTTCAGTGTTCTCACTTAATTTTGCAGCCATCTATAGGTCAAGCCTTTCGGGTCTTGTACCCACCACCAGCTTTTTTGTAACGCAAAGCAAGTAACTGCGCTTTTCTTGCTGACCACTGACCCGGATTACCGCCTTTTGAACCAGCTTTAATTGCATTAAACATACGTTTTCTCATTTCAGGTTTTGTATAATTACCTGCTTTGTTTACAGTGCTTTTAGCTTTTTTCTTTTTTGGTGGCATTGTTATTCCAATCTAACACAGTTCTATGCTTACGCCAAAACCAATTACCTACAGAAGTAAAGGGCTTGCCCACATAAAGCAATGCCCAGCCAAGGTATTTAACCAAAGTACGTTTTAGGTTTGTTACGTTTATTAACATTCTTTTTGTGTACACCCGGTCTGCGTTTAGGTCTAGTCTTTACTATTTTTTCTGTGCTATAAAACTTAGCCATCTCTACTGTTCCAATATAGTGTTCCGTAGTCGTGGAGTATTTCTTCTCCAGCTTTTATATTTTTTGTAGCAAAGAACGTGATATAGTTTTCATTATCGTCATCTATAGTCCACTCTGCATTTGGAGCATCACTATGATTATATATCATTCCTAAACCTAAAGGTATTAAAAAATCTTCATCATCTTCATACGGAGAATAAAACATATAGTTATGTAATATACACGTATCTGAAAAGTCATCTTTGTCAGCGACCAGATAAGGACACAACTCAATTACATCATCTTGAGAAATATCCTTATCTGTAAATACGCCCTGTCCATGTATGCTAGAATCAGCAACGTATATCATTACTTCTTCTTTTTAGCCATTCCGCCACGCATCATTTTTTTCTTTTTGGACATCTTAGCCATGCCACCGCCCATCATTTTTTTCTTAGCCATTTTAGCCATGCCGCCACCGGCCATACGCCTTTTAGCCATACCACCGCCACGCATTTTCTTCTTAGCCATTTTTGCTTTACCTGCCATCTCTTAGTCTCCTTCTATCAACTACCAGCGATTCATAAGTTTCTTTAGGAAAGTGCTGGTAGTATCCAGACTTTTCCAAGCTAAGTGAAGCATCATCAAGTAATGATAACTTCTGTACAAAGACCATGCAATATTCTAACTCATCGTTAGTTACATCATCTTCAACTAAAAAATCCAAACCTGCTTCAGTAGCATCATAGTCTGGATGAAACACCATCAGGTGCATATCGTGACCAGCAATTGACATGGCTTCATTTACGCCATCACACCACCCATCAAGATATTCCATATCAAGCAAATATTGAGATGCCCAAATAACTATATCATATTCGTGTTGGTCAAAGTTAGCTACTTCTTTTGCTAGACCATCTAACCCTGTATTAATACTAAATACAACTTTATTCTGTAACCATGCTTGTTTAGCATATGGACATGGCGGCAGTCCGTTTAGCATTTTATTTGGTACTTCAAGGAAGTCGTGCGACCACTTGCGGATATCAGCTTCTACGGGATGCACGTGTCTTCTTCTTTTGTGATTCTATAAAACGTCTGTATACATTAGCTGCAGCTATTTTACCTGCAACTCTAGCCCGTTGTTCCATAGCTATAGCAGCTTGTGTCTTGTGATTATGACTTCTGTTAGATGCTTTTATCTTACGTACAGATGCTTGTGCATCTTTTACTGTAGCAAACTTCAGACCTTTGATTGTACCCTTTGGGTCTTCGTCTGTGTACAGGTCACTATGTTTTTTACTTTTAGCTGGTTGCCCTTTTTTTCTTGGCACTCTTGAGTTTGCCATTAAGAACTCCTTGTAATGTTCTAGCTTGACCAGCATGTAATTTAGAGGCTTTTTTTAAACCTTTAATTACTTTCTTTACTTTCTTCTGATTTTGTTTTTTCATAGCAACCATTACGATTTAGGGTTAAAACCCATATTCATTTGAACAGAGTCTGGTAAGTTTCTTACACCTTTACCTTTTGCTCCTTTAGGCATTGGCTTTAGTTTATCTGTAACAGACCCTCCACCAACATACATGTGCTGTCTTTTATTAGCCATGCCACCCTTCATCATCTTAGCTTTGCCTTTACCCTTTGGTACTTCTACCATGCCTACGCTAATAGCAATAGCTGGCACTTTTTTCTTTTTAGGCATACCGCCTTTGTTAAATATACCCTCATATGGGTTAGGTATATTAACATCATCACCATATTTACCTTGTAAAGTTATAATCATGCTTTGATGGTCTAAACGTGCATCAGGGTCATCTAATTCACCAGCCCTTTTTTCCAAACGCTTTAGTTTAGCTAATTCTTTTTTAGTTGGTCCAGCCATTATTTTTTCTTCCTATTATCTACAGATGAAAGCAACAGCCCACCCTTGTTCATACGATAGTCTGTAGCACCTATGGCTTTCTTTTTAACCATGCCACCTTTATTACGTCTTGTTCTACGTCTAAGAGTATCTTCATTTTCAGGACGTAGTTTAGTAACACCGTCACGTCTAGTGCCACTAATCATTCCTTTTACTTGTTCTTCTTCACCACGTACACGCCCTAAACGTGTTCCTTTACGTGCGCCTAAAGCAGTTTCACCTGTTCCAATATTACCGCCTCTATCTCTAAGGCGTTTCTCCTCTGCTTTTGCAAGAAGTTGTCTATATTTTGCTGGAGTTAATCTAGCCTCTGCTCCACGTAATAATGAAACCTGTTGATTTTCGGTTAGTTTAAAAAATTCAGGAACTAGTTCACCGCCAGTTTGCGGTTTACCGGGTTCACCTATGAGAGCCTTATTAGCTACATCATAATTATCTACTTCTTTAGGTTTTCTAGCAGCTTCTCTAACGCCTTTACTAATATTGCTTCTACGTCTACCTTCTGCAGCAACATCTACTTTTTCTCTACGCTTACGAATTTTTTCTAATGCTGCACGAAGTTTATCTTTTTCAGCTTGTGTTTCAGCTTTATTAATCGCACGTTGAAAAGCATTATTTGTTTCTCTACGAGATTGCATACCCGGTGACATAGCCATCTGGTCTTTAATAAAGTTAGTCACAGAAAACTTACCACGAGTAACTTTACCTGCACGACCTGACTCTACATCACGTGCTGCTGATACACTACGACCTGTTTCTGGGTCTAGTGCTGCACCCTCTTGCAACTCAGCTTTCTTTTTAAAGCGAACATCTTTTTGTGTAGCCTTTGGAGACTTAGCAGCTTTTTTACTAGCTTTCTTTTTAGCCTCTTCTGCTTTCCTTTTAGCAGCACGTCTTTTCTTTCCAGCTTCGCCAGACTCTTTTCTTGCTGCCGCTGCCGATTTTTTTAGTACTTTTTTAACTGTAGATAATAGTGCCATTACATATACTCCTTAACACTTCCAACGCTTGCGTGCTTGTCTCAAACGGCTGTTTGGGTCTTTAGCAGCTTTGGGAAATTTTTTCATTTGACCAGCAGACCTAGCACAAAACGATTTACGTCTATTGGCATCTTTACTTCCGGGTTTTACTTTACCCGTAACAGCAGTCTTTAGTTTACTACCGGGATTCTTTTTTCTGTATGCAGCAACACCTGCAGCAGTCATACCTGCTCCCGACTTTGTAGGTCGAAAGTTCTTCTTATTGCGAGGAGGCATCTTGCTGGGTTTACGTGGCATTATGTAGATGTACCTTTACCTTGCTTTGTAGGGTCAAGACAACCTGTCCATTTAAATACCATAGGCACGTTGTATTCCGACCACATACCAATTAAGTCTTTAATCATTTCTTCTACACGAACCTCACACCTTTCTGGTGTATCATACGGCCCACGATTATCTGTGATGGTCATGCACATTGCATTATTAGCTACGTGACATGCAATTATCATTGCGGTAAACATCTAAGTCTCGTTTGGTTCTTTCCATCCCTCTGCTCGCATAGCGTCCTCTACGTGCTTCAATGTAAAGGAACGCCCATAGTGTGCCTCTACTGCCTGTCGCACATAGAAGACATCACTATGAGGGATATGTAAACGGTCAAGTGTATTGGTACGGATAGCTTCATAGAAAGCATCAAGTACATTATCTGTGTATAGTTTTACTGATTTTTTAGATTTTGTCAAGGGAAAAATCCTAAAACACGTATTTAATTACGTATAGGGATATCTAACTGTCTACACTTTAAGTGTCACATTTTAAGTATTAAATATAGATAAGTTATAAGACAGTTAAGTGTAACACTTTAAGTGTTATTTAGTTATAGTATAATTATACCAGATATGCAGATAAGTGTCAACCCCTAAAATGTAATGCGACTCAAAATAATTTACATTACCTATAGAACTGCACAAAAAATAGGCACAATATGTGTAACTGCACAAATACTAGGCAATAGAAATAGTGTCAGTTGCACCTGTGGTTAACAGTGAATTTACCTAATCTGTGTATTTCTGTGTATATACTACGCTACCGCCCCGGCTGGCAGCCTGCCCGACCCCCTGACTGTGTGCGCATGTGCGCAAGGCTTGGCGCAGATGATGCGCTGTCAGCGGCAGTGAGCCACTAGATGATGTGTCTCTACATCCTAAGATGTAATAGATGCTGTGCTTCACCTCAGTTGTGCCAACTGTTATGTTATCAGTTGCCATTCTTACAGAATGACGTGACGGCAAGGGTTCTGAAACTGTCACTGCGTTGCAGTGCCGATGCATCTTTTCTAACATCACCTTTGGTGTTTAAGTCCAATGTTGGACTACACCCCCTGAACAGCAAGGCTGTTCCCCATATGTTCTGCTACAGAAGACTGAGCCTCGTCATGTGACATGCGAGTTTCACGCACCAACTTCAAAATATATATGAAATATATTTTTGCAGTCACATGCGAAACGGCAGGGGCAGGAGATGGCGCACGAGGAACCAACCCCAAACTTATACTATCTTCTTACGGTTTTACGGGATACACCCCTTGAACGTTAGTGAAAGGGGATGTATCCCTATAAAACCTAAAGATAGAATAAAGGAACCGAAAATGGAAAATTCAACTCAAATCTCTGCAGTCAATACTCTTGAAGCTGAAGGCTTTGCTCTTGCCAAAGAATGGAAGTCAATCTGCAGAGCAGATAAGTCTCGCTTTACCAAGTCCACGAAAGCCGATGGCTTTGATACAAGGCTTGGAAAGCTGATGTTTGCTTTAAAGCAAGAAGCTGGTGGCCGTATCCAGTCTGCAAGACTGAAAGATTGTGGTATCAATTCTATTGATAAGCGGAGACGGTCTGAGGCTCTTTGGTTCGTTGAAAACGAAGATGCGGCAAGAGACTTCATCCAAGCCTCAAAGAAAGGCTTTACATCTCTGACAGCTTTGCAAGCTGCAATGCGTAAATCAGCTAAAGCTGATGAAACACCCGAACAGTCAGAGACTGAAGACAAGTCCAATGTTGGACCTAATGAACCACAGGTTCAAGAGCAGGCTGAGCCTAAAACAGCAGGTGATATTGCTTTAGAAGCAATCCTGCAAGCTGAGTTGCACAATGTCAGCATTGCTGACTTGGAAGTTGCTTTGCAAGATGCAATCAATCTTCTGAAAGAAGACAACATTAAGGCTGTAGCATAAGCTACAGTCTAACCCTTTAGGAGTAATCGAAATGTTAATACAAGTATTAAAAGCTCTGTTAGCTTGCGTTACCTTTGGTTTAGGCATTAGCCTAATTTGTTTATCACTGCTCTTTGCAGTGACAGGTGGAGAGCCTGAAGGCTCAGTGATTAGCATGCTCTTTGGCTTTGCAGGGCTAATGTATGGAATACATTTAAGTGATGAGGTGAGATAATGGCTCGTAAACACATAATCCCAATGGGCAAGCACAAGCCTTTAGGCTCTAGCTGGCAGTCTTTTGACCATGCTTATGGCAGAGGTCTAATGCCTGAGACACGGCCTGAGTTTCGCTGTTACGTTACAGGTCAGGCTGATGCCGCCAAGCGTGACTATGACGCTAGGCTGAAGCGTGAAGCCCAGATGCAAGCCTTGCTTGTGCTGAAACAGAAGTTGCTTGACAAGGGTTTACTTTAGTGTGTAACGTGTAATACACTAGAAACTCTAGTGATAGTGTATTACACTTATACAACACTTAACTAGGTCCAATGTTGGACTAACATTAACAGGAGTTAAAATGACTTACAATGTTTGGAATTTTGATAATACGAACGAAGCTTATGATTCTTGCATGGCTAATGAAAACATCAAAGAAGGTGATGTTCTTGTGATTGCCAGCGAAAAAGTCGTGGGAATTGCATACGCTTGGCCCTTTGCTATCACAAAAGAATGGGGTGCATTACATGGTTTAAAAATATCTGCACATGATTTTTGTGTGAAGAATGATTTAAATCTTGATGCACTGGCTTGCGCTGAAAAATTTATTGAAAGCATGGAGCATTAAAAAATAAAGAGTGCCGCAGGATTGCGGCTTTCAGCTATGCTGGTACTGCATAAGGTGAGGCTGGTCCGAACCTGTGCTTATGAGGCTGGTCCGATTGAGTACAACGGTATCAGCATAGCTGAGAGTCGCTTAACTGGTCCAATGTTGGACTAACATTAACAGGAGTTAAACATGAGAATTGCTACCTATGAAGATATGTGTCAGGCTTTCAGTGATGCGTTCAAAGCGTATCATGGATGCCGTCCGTCATATGGCTATGGAAATAGCTTCACCTATAATGAGTTAGGTGATGAAATCCTGAAGCTAGAGCAATGGGCAGAAGAGGATGCCCAGCGTGATGCAAGAGAAGAATCACTTGCTGTGGCAGGTGTAATGGCTGTGGGTTGCCCGGATGAGGCTACAGCACAGCGTTGGTTAGATGATGCATGGGAGATTTACTAATGCCTATCGAGTTCAATATGCAAATTGCAGTGAAAAATATTATTGCTATCAGACGCAAAGCAAAGCCTGAAGATGTGGCACATGGTATTGCATGGTATGCAGAGGCGTATGAGGAGTGCCGCCAACTTGCGGAGCAATACAAGTCTTATGGCATTGCCATTCATGTTGTGGCTGGCGTTGTGGCGGCATTGTCACCAAACAATCGTTGGTCTACCAATGTCACAAATGCTCGTGATTTAATTGATGCGTTTGTCAATGGTCGCAGTGTAGACAGTGTGTCTGTCTGTACATACAATGCCATGCGAGACAAAGCGTGGCATATACTTGGACAGATTAGACCAAGCCACAATAGCATTAAGACTATTCTTAATGGCAAGAAGATTGTTTGCTTTTATGAAAACATCATGGGTGATGACACTTGCACCATTGATGGTCATGCTCGCAACATTGCTTATGCAGAGCGTGTTAGTCTTACAGATGACAAGACTAGCATTGGCGTTAAAGAATATGCCAATCTGCAAGAGGCATACCGCCAAGCCGCCAAGCGTTGCACTGTCAATGGTCGCAAGTTCAAAGCATATGAACTGCAAGCTGTGACATGGGTCACATGGCGCAAAATGCATGGTATCGCTTAAACCTCTTATGTATACCTTATGTGAAAAAACACTTGAATGTTTAATGAAAGTGTTTTATTCACTTAGGTATACTAGACAAGTCCAATGTTGGACTAAGGAGTTGACGCATGATTAGACGTATAAATCCTGTGGCAAAAATAATGGCACAGAACAGACGCAGGACTGCCACACAGACTGTGCCTAACAAGAAGAAGTACAATCGCAATAAGGACAAAGACAATGCAAATAAAAATCGAAAAGATGAAAGCACTAAAGACTAAGCCACGCAAAGCAAAGCGTGATGATTGGAAGCGTACTCGCAAAGTAATGCGACAGGCTAAACGTGAAACACAGGAGAGATGGTATGCGTGACTACAATCAGATTTTATTGGTCACAAAGGACGGTAGACAGGTGTCTATTGTGCAGGGTGATGGTATCATGGGCAAGAAAGGTAAGACCTGTGAAGTGTGGATTGACGGACAGGATGAGCCTGTAGGCTACCTGACTGCGAGAGAATTGGCTAAATATTTAGTGGAGAATGTACTATGAACAGACTTACATGGGATAAGGACGGCTACACACAGAGAGTGCGTGTATATTGGAACCTGCACAAGAAGTGCTACTCAGTACAGGACTGCAAGACAGGCCGTGTGGTTACACATATGAAAGGCTTCACTCTAGCTGATGCCAAGTTTGTTGTCAGACAAGGTGGCAGACAGCGTGTCCTGCGAGAGGGCAAGAAGAATGTACATGCCTTTGTGACAGGACGTATTAGCCTGAACAATGGTGTTGCCACCATTTTTAAAGGTGCAGAGAAGGTGACATACAATCCTTACAAGTATGACAGCTTTGTGACTGCAAAGGATGAGATACCTGTGACAGATGCCTACGTTGTCACAGCAGGTAAAGGGCCAAACGGCCCTAGTATGTGGGCAATTAGAACCAACCCCAACAAGTCCAATGTTGGACTAACTAACCAACGGTAAAGGAGATATTACTATGACTATTCAAACAATCACATTTCACCAGCGTTCAACAGGTATGACAGGACAGGTGCTTGCATCACCAGAAATTGAGCGTAAGCTGTCTAAGGTAGAGGCATTGTATCAGCAGTATCATGGCGTGAAGCTAGGCCGTTACAACTTCTACAACATCATGCTGAAGTATGCTCGTGAAGCAAAGGCTGACTGTGGCGGTTACTTACAGTACACAACAGAGGCTGTTGCTGGTGTATTCTTGGACGCTATGCACAAGGAATTGGGCAAGGCTGTACGTAGTAAGAACACAGACAGACCTGTGACTGTAGAGATTGGCAGTGTAACTATCAACAATCTGCGTGACCTTGCCAGACAAGGCCGTGGTAAAGCAAGAAAGGCGGTGGCATAATGTACTGGGAAGTAGGTATTACAGTTGGTGCAGAGCGTGGGCGTGTAAACGTCCACCCTCAAGCCTTAGAAGAAAGTGGCTGGAAAAATGCAGTAGAACATGTGCTAGACATGGCACAAGCATTACACCCAAACAAACACATTGAGTTTGATTATGTGAAGGAGTATGACTGATGAGCAATGCACAGAATGATGAAATCATGGAACGCTTGTATGATGAGGCGTATGTTCAGATACTAAATGACAACCCCCGTGTGCCAGCAGAAAATGTCAGAGAGTATATGAAATTTGTGCATAGTGAAGCTGTAAAGTTGGCACAGAAAAGGTGGGAGTTTGATTATGGCTAGCACACCTAAACCTGTGGAAGCTACATGGTCTAAGGCCAAGCTGTACAAGGTAGACTTGTATAACGTGAAGTGGCCTCGTTGTGGCACTCGACTTGTGTGGGCTGTGGTAGGTAGAAAGTGGGTGCGAGTTTGCATACCTATTGAACTTATCAAGTTCCGCATGAGGCGAGATGAATGGGATACAATCCCACATGAATTATTTGAACAGGAGAATGATGATGACAGGTGCAGAGATGTTTAACATAGGACTATTGTTGACATACCTAGCAGGTATATTTGTAATGCTATACATAGGATGGAGAGACAAATGACTAAACATACCTGTGAGCATTGTAAAAATGTGATGTACATACCTGTGGAATGGTTGCTGTATGCACACAAGCTGGTATGCTATGTGTGTAGCAATGAGATAAAACGTGAGGAGAAAGCAGATGACTAACTTATACAAACTAATCATGGACAGTAGACACAATCCATTGCGTAACATACCTGACACGAACACACGTCACATGATTATGCAAGTGCTGGCATGGATGTGGTGCATCATATTCAGCATGTATCTTGGTAGCATTGTTGCCTTTGGTATCAGTGCCGCAATACATGCAGTTGTGATTGCAGGTGTGTTCATTACAGTTGGTGTGTTTGAAACAGCCAAGCATAGGCCACAGTATTTTGGTGGGCTAGGCCGAGGCAATGGTGGAGAGCATGAGTAAGTGCAAAGACTGCACGTATGATGAACGTGGTAGACTGACGCATACCTGTGGCCCTTGTGAGGAAGAAGCTATCAAGGCACGTATTCAGTGGTGGCAGGATGGCAAAAGAAAACTGAAGGAGAGAGAACACGATGGATAAACTGTTGAGAAAGCTAGGACTAAAGGATGACTATGGCTACTGTGACACTAGCATTGTCGGGTTCATTGTAATCTGGTCTGCATTTAGTTACATGTTTTATGTAGCTATAGTTGGGATTATAGAAAGGATAATGGGATGAAAGAGTTTGCCCTTGTTATAAGTATGTGGGGTCATACAGGTGTAGAGTGGGAGTTTGTTGGCAATCAATCCATTCTGAGAGAGACCCTATCACAAGAACAGTGCGAGTTTTTTGCGCATGAAGAAATGTGGAGTCACAATAACCAGAACAAGTATTATAAGATACTTATTCAGTGCTATCCAACGGACTGCGCAGGGAAAAAGGAGTGTACAAATGAATAGATTTTTGATTGAGCATCACCCTGATGCAATAGCCAAGTCATTGTGTGACCAACACATTGTGAAGATGCCGCTTGAAGAAGCACAGATGCTATGCACTAGCGTATGGCATCATCGCCCTGACATAGCAGAGGAGTATGGACTGTATAAACCTGTGCATCAGAAGCATCCATGCACCCTGTGGTCTATGCGTAATCGTTCCAATTACACATTTGCTTGGCAGTTATATGACGCAATGTTAAAGGAGTACACTCATAGGTATGGCAAGGTTCATGGTGCATCTAAGCATAGAGAGGCATTGCTCAACTGCCGACAGTTCATGCCGTGGTCATTTGCAGGTGGCTTGACACCACACCCACAATGCTTCAGTGGCCTTGACCATCTAAAGACAGATGAGAAATGGCCTATCGCTGCATATCGTGCGTTCTACACAGTTGACAAGATGAAGTTCGCAAGGTATAACAAAGGACGTAGTATGCCTAACTGGATGAAAGGAGAAGTAGCATGAATATAACACACGAAGAAAGAGTTGAGTTTCTTAATGCTCACAATGACGTGAAGAATATAGTTCAGACATTACATGAGTGTAGTGATTTATGGATGTCTGATGTAGGTAAGCTAGAAAAAATTGAATGTTTACTACACAGAGTGATGAAGTTTGTACCTCAGATGGATGATGAGGGCAGACCAAAGTATTACGCAGACTATGTGCTTGAAGAACTTGAGGACAGAGATATTGTCAGCAAATAATGTCAGCCAGATTTTGTCAGCAGATAATGTCAGCCAAAAATGTCAGCCTCAAAATCACATTACAAAACAGAAGTACTTTTGCAAGTGCGGTGCGAGGGCTGATGTTTGGGATAGTTGGGATATGTATTGCTCTGTTTGTTATTTGCAAAAACAGAAGGCACTTGACAGGTAAGCTTTTTTGTGCCTAGTCTTGTTTTATCTTTTGTGAATAGGAAAACGAACGAATGAGAAAAGCAGATATAAACAAGCCAGCTGTCACCATGTATCCGAAAGCTAGGCGGTCGATTGCAGAGTTAAAAACTGGCGCACTTAAATTATCTAAGAATACCAAGATAGCTGATAAGGGAAAACTGCCCGTTGTTAAAAAGGGCAAGTTTAAAGGCTATGTTATCTTTACACTTACGCTTGAGGAACGAGCAACTTGCCCCCGCGAATGTTATCACTGGGATAATTGCTACGGAAACAACATGGCCTTTGCTCATCGCATCGAACACGGGCCAGCACTCGAAGCCAAACTAAATGAAGAAATAGAAGAACTGTGTTCTACTTATAAAGGCGTTATCATCCGTCTACATGTTTTGGGGGATTTTTATTCTGTAGATTATGTCAATCGCTGGGCATGGTGGCTAAATGATTATGACAACTTGGCAGTGTGGGGATATACAGGCAGAACAAGAGAGAGTGAAATTGGGCAGATAATCGACATTACTCGTCAACGTTATGGGGAACGATTTTCTGTCAGGTTTAGCAACAATCTAGATTATATCTTTTCAGCTAATAGCACTGAACGAGCCAAGCCAAAAGCAGGCAAATCTTTTGTTTGTCCAGAACAGACGGGCGATGTTGCCAACTGTGCGAACTGTGCGCTGTGTTGGTCTGCGGACACTAGGCAAGTCTTGTTCATGACACATTAGGGGTGAAATATTGTCAGTTTATTTCTTAAATATTGTCAACCCATTTCTTGGGGAGAGAATACAACCTTGCTTTTTGGTATTGTTTTGGGGGCGGGGTGGTCTGATTCTTTCGGGCCGGTAGCGAGTCGAGGGGCTAGCCGGTCAAATTTTGCAGGCAGAAAAACACTTTACTTTTGTTTTGTTTTGTGCCTTACACTGGAAACATCAACGCAGATATATGAAAGGAAACATCATGCTTGATTTAGTACCAAACAATAACAGCCGTTTGTCTGATATTCGGGACGGCATCCAGTACGACCACAACGACCCGTTCGACCTGTCCCTGTTTACTGATAGGGCAGTGTTCGAACGTGTACCAATAGCGGCAGAAATAGAAGAGCCTTATTATGATGATACTGTCGTTCACACTGTCGGGCTTGATAACTACCACGCAATCTTAAACAAAGCCACGGGCCAGCTTGTCGATATGCGACCAATTCCTAAAAGTTATCAACTCGTACCTCATCAAGATATGATGCAGGTTCAGGCGGAGCAGCTTGCGGATAGTCCGCTGGGTGGTAGCTTGCGGGTTGTTGACCGGCTATTTGAAGCAGGGAAGAAAGCGCATCGGACAATTTACTTCGAAGACTTAAAATCATATGTTCGAAGTCGTCAGGGTTCTGACGGTGTTGTGCCGCGCTTGGATGTGTTCAACAGCATTGATATGTCTTGGGCGTTCCAAGTGTTTAGCGGGGCCTATCGTGACCTGTGCCGTAATACACTGGTCTTCGGGGGTGAGAAAGCTTATCACCAGAAAAAGAAACATACTCGTAATCTGGACACGGGCAGTCTGACCGGCAAGGCGGTTCTGTCTCTTGATATGTTCGCCAATCAACGGGAGCAGATGGACAGATGGGCAAGTATCGGGCTAAGTCCCCGCGCTTTCCAAAACATACTGGAAGACACTATCTGCCAGCGACCGGCAAGGCCAAGTGATAAACCAGACGAAAAGCCGATAAATAAAGGTTTGCTTGATTACATGGTTAATCAATATCATGATGAAGCTCTAGAACTGGGGGAAACCATGTGGGCGGGTTATAACGCTCTCACTCACTGGTCTACTCATACGATGGAAAAAGGAACCACTACACAACGTCAGCATGATGTACAGCGTCAACGTGCGGACAAGGTGAGGGATGTTCTGACCAGTGATGCTTGGTTGTCCTTGGAAGGAATTGCCGCATAATGCATGATGTTATTTCATCCATATTTAAACTTTGTTGGATAGTCGTTTTACTGATTATCATTTTTGCAGTGCTTGGTTAATGAAAGGAAAAAATCATGAAAGAGAAAACCAGAAATATCATTGTTGAAAATATCGCGCTTGCGTGGGTGTATTCACCTCCGAAGGCTAGGCAGTATCTGAACGAGGCCTTGCGGGGATTCGCTCAGGATAGGAAGGAGCAGGAAGAGGCGGGTCACCGTTTGCTTGCCCATGTCTTTGCGGATGAAAAGCCAGCGAGGAGAAAGCCAGTTATTGGGGGAACTCACTTGCTCGAGCCGAAAACTAAACAGGTTCTCAAGGTGCTTGTTGCTCGGCCTTATCCTGTTACTTTGGACACTATCTTGCGAAGGACTGATGTTAAGTCGAAGATGGCCGTTCATAAGCATATTGAGGCAATCCGGAACGCTGGCTATAATGTCCAGACGATTACCACCGGACGCAAAAAGCGCAAATATAAGTTAGGGGCGTAATCATGGAAGAGAACACAAATATCACCTTGACAGGACAAGAGGCAAAAACCTTGCAGGGTTTGCGCGAATTGCTCCAGCAAGAAATCAAGAACGTTGTCTTTAACGAACAAGAAACTGTTACTTCCAGCGATGTAGAAGACATGATTACTAATCATCTGGACAGCGAAGTTGACCAGTACATTGAGAACTGGTGCGACAATCATCTGGAAGAACGTATCCAGAGTGTGTTCAGAGATAAGTTGACATTATCTGTCGAACTGGTCTAAAACGTACTTATCAGGGGGTTGCGCTGTTGCAATCCC